ACTCAGGGACTTGGAACACTCACACGTAACACAAACCGTTACTACAGAAGAGTTAAGGTTACTAACCTTATGTAATCTAGAGATTACAATATTTCTCAAGAGGATGTCGTTGACATCCTCTTTTTTTATGCTATGATGTTTTTGTAAATTAAGAAAGAACAACATGACTTTCACCAAAAATCGTCGTTATGACATTGTAGAGTTTCTCGAAAGAAAAGATGACCGTCCCGACTATACTCATAGGTATTGGGATATACTTGATCGAGAAGACAAAATGATTCTCTTCCGTAAATTGGATGATCCAATTTTAAAATATTGTAGAGAACATTATATGAATGGTCTCGGAACAAGAGACTTTTATAAACTTTGTGAAGTAAATTTTAGAATGGAGAGTTACGAAACTGTTCTAGGATACACTACAGATAGAAATAACAAAGTTTTACGTGTATTTGTTAATAAGTATATGGAATCATTTCCAGAGGGTGATCATGTATGTGAAAGTATTCTCTGGCCACCTGAGATAGGAAAACCATCAAAACTCTTATTTGAGAAAGATAGAACATTTTATTTCAGTTAATTTAAGGGGGGTGGTTGACACCCCCATCTTTATGTGATATACTAAAGGGGAGCATTGGCGAGTCAATGTTCAATCCACATCCATATCACTAAGAATATGTACAAAACAGTAAAAATAGATCAAGATAGGGAAGATTTTCCTATAGATCAACTCGGAGTAGAGGAATCAGATGGACCTGATTACCCTCTTTTTTCGTTTAAAGGGTTTGAATCAAGACCTGTAGCGGACTTAAAAGCACCTCCTTCAAAAAACACACCACGTAAAAGTGAACTGATTCAAGAAAAATTTGAATCATTAGTTGCATCAACTATGAACTTTTTTTGGTTATTTTTTGGTTGGCCAGTTAGTCTTTTTGTAAATGCAGAAGGAGAATGGTATTTTGATCATCGTCATCTTGTTAGAGCACTAAATCAAAATGGTTGGAGACACGCTCCTATTGCAAAATACGAACGCAAAATTACAGGTAATGACATTCTTGATAGTTTATCAGATGCAACAGCGATGACCTTGATGGGTATGAGAGCAAATGCAACTGATCATACTGAAAATGCAAAGGTGGCAGATTTTTATCACATACAGCAATGTATGATAGATGATAATATCCCTCTAACTAAAAGTAATATCAAATTATTACTTGATGTATCAGGTGCTTATCTTCGTTTTCCAAAGAAAGGTCACAAAGGAACTATTGGAGGAATAATTAACAAAATTCTAGATACTAAACAAAAGTCATCAAGAGTTTTTAATACAACTCCAGAAGAAATAAAAGATTGGATATTATCACATCCACGTTTTAACAAAAATAAAAAATCAGATTTAGATGGTGTTATGTGCTATCACAAAATACTTGATGAAGGATTTTATTATCGTTATGCTAATGATGTTCTAAAATGGACTTGGGCAGCGTGGACAAGAGGTGAAGTAGTTCGAGTATGTGCTTCAAGTAAAGCTATATGCGAACATCAGATTGAAGCAGAAAGACAAGAAATGATTGATACAATTGAAGATATTCTTAATAATACTATCAATTGGTATATTTCTTACGCAGAGAATATGTTCAAAAGTCTTGGTCTTAAACTTCCAAAAATCAAACTTAACCAACTTCCATTAGAACTTTATTGGGTTCCTCAAATTGAGGGAGAAACTGAAGCTATAAGAGTGGTTTTTCCAGAATCTAAATAAGATTAATAAATTTATGAGGGGTAATACCCCTCTTTTTTTTAGCTAAATATCTTTATGATATTGCAACTAACCCCTAACACTCATCCAATACTACACGAAAGAGTAAAACCTTGTAGTAAAGATTTAGACCGTTTTGAAATGTCTCGTATTCTAAAAGAGAATATGGTACATTATGAGGGAGTTGGATTGTCTGCAAACCAAATAGGTATTAGTGAAAGAGTGTTTATAATGATGTTGAATATGGAAACAGAGGAAACAATTACGTGTTTTAATCCTCGCATCATAAAAAAATATGACGATAATGTTATGTGTGAAGAGGGATGTTTATCATTTCCAGATGAGTTTGTAAATGTTGAACGACCAGATAGAATTGTTGTAAAATATGAAGATGAAGATAAAAAAGACCATAAGATAAAACTCAGTGGTATGGCTGCAAGAGTTTTTTTACACGAGTTTGACCATTTAGAAGGAATTGTTTTTACTGAAAGACAATAAATAATTAAAAAGATAATGACTAATTCGGCATTTGTAAAGCAAATAGATAATAGAAATTTTCTCTCTGGAGTAGGATTCAAATTTAATTTGACTAAGTTTCCAAAGGTTGACTTTTTCTCAAATTCTGCTAGAATACCAGAGTTGAACCTTGAACTTGCACAACAATCTTCATATCTAAAGAATATTGCTGTACCAGGCGAAAGACTAACTTTTGGAGATTTTACTCTTCGTTTTTTAGTTGATGAGAATATGGAAAATTATCTTTCCGTATATGGTTGGTTAAAGGGATTAGGATTTCCAGAGTCTGGAAAACAATTTAAAGAAATAATTACAGACCCTGATGGACAAAGAGATCCCAAAGAAGCATTTTGTGATGGAACTCTTAGAATACTGAATAGTAATTATAGAGAAGTTGCAAAAGTTAAATTTAATGATTTATTTCCAATATCTCTTACTTCTTTAGAATTTGATGCAACAAATACTGACGTACAATTTTTTACAGCAGAGGCAACATTCAAGTATACAATATATGATTTGACTAGTAGTTTATGAATCTTGAACAAATACAGGAGATGTGGGAAAAAGATTCTCGTATCGATCCTGATAATTTACATGATGAATCACTTAAAATACCTCAACTTCACTCAAAGTACTATACACTCTACAATACGATTACTTTGTTACGTGAGAGAGCCAGAGAGCAATATGCAAAGGTAAGACTAGAAAGATATAATTATTACACTGGAAAAGCAACAGCAGAAGTATATGCAGAAGAACCATTTCCATATAAGGTTCGTGAAAAAGATGCAATACAAAGACATCTTGAAGCAGATGATAAGATGAATAAAGTTGATATGAAAATTAAATACTATGATATAATGCTTAAGTTTTTAGAAGAAATAATCAGAAATATATCTGGACGGACTTATCAAATCAAAAATGCAATCGAATGGAACAAGTTTCAAGCAGGGTATAATTAATGAAAAAAGTAAGTATAGTACCTTTATTTGCATCTAATTTAATTATAAATGAAGTTGATAATAAATTTAATACGATTGATATAAACAATATAAGTTTTAAAAATTCTGGAAATAAACAATCATCAGAAATATCAGATTCACTTTATGTCATAAATGACTTTCCAGAACTTGGGATTGAAATCATAAAAATTTTTCAACAATATACCGTTGATGTTTTAAATCTTAATAACCAATTTACAATTAGTACATCGTGGTTTACTAGAATGAAACCTGGTGATACTTGTAAATTTCACCAACATCATAATTCTTATTATAGTGGATTATATTATTTTGATGATTATGAAGTAAACTCTGGTAATATATGTTTTCTTGACCCTCTAACACGTTTTAATAATTTTCTTATTGTCCCTGACAAAAACCAAGATTGTAATATTCATAATTCAAAAGAGTGGGAAATTCAACCTCAAAAAAATATGGTGATATTTTTTCCTAGTTATCTAGAACATTCAATATTAAGCAATACAAGTAAAAAACCCAGACACTCTTTAGCATTCAACTTAATACCAATTGGCAAATATGGTATTTGTGACTCTACTTATGATACTGAATGGTTTAAAACATAAATAACATAGTAGATTTACTAATACAATGAAGCCAACTCCAAAAGAAACAAAAAAGATACACGAAAACTATGAGAAGGTAGTGAAGCATCTCATAGAAGAAAAGTATGCAGTAGATGGTGAAGCAGCAGATAAAATAATCTCAGGAATGAGTCAGGATTGGTTTGATACAATCGTAGGATAGGTTTATAAAACACAACTAAATAATTGATATTGATCGATGTTATGTCGCATTTGATAATATCAAAAAAGAATGAAGTGCATCTTCAGATAGAATCTGATATGCACGTTTATTATGAGTTAGCAGACTATTTCACCTTTGAAGTACCAGGTGCAAAGTTTATGCCAACTTA